CCACCTTCGCTGCCACCTTCAGGGCCCTGGAGGGTGAACTGATCAATCCAACGTGTCTTCATGTGATCGGGGCATCACGCCCGCGAGCAACTACGTCTGCAGCTTTCCGTGTTAGCGGCGACGCGATGGCTTAGGCCGCTGACGGCGTTCCTGCTCCCGTTCGGCGGCGGCCATGCGGTTGGCGAGCTGCCGGGTCTGGACGGTTTCAACCAGGGTTTGGATGGAGTCGGGTTGGGATGCAGGGTTAGCCATCAACGTAAAAATCAAGATATGACCTTCTACTTTCACCAACGAGCGCTTGCGGCTCTGCGGTAAAAAGAGCGTCGCCAAAAGTAGAAGTAAAAATTTGTGGCAGAGGATTTAGTGAAAATTTTAGCGCATTTACGCCACCGGTTTCAATATCCTGTACGTCACCGTAAAGAATGCCTAACAGGGACGGCTGATAATACTTAACACTAGGGATTGTTTCTGCAACAAAAAAATCTAGCTGGTCCCTAAGTGTGATAATTAAATTAGCATCATTCCCGCTCGGGCCATTGCGCTTGGGTTCGTTTGTATTCATTTCAACCGTGATCCAATTTAGCAAAGGATAATCAGGCAAACCAGACGCCGCCCTTGATGCCGAATTAAACAAGTTGATTGTTTCGCTAATTATTTGATAATCTTTTTCGCCTGCAGACCAAGCAAATATGTAATTTCCTGGTGTAAGAAATTTAAAAGATGGGGTTGTTACGGGTTCCCCGTTAAACACAAGAGAGATTTTGGTATATACAAATTCTAAAGGTATTACTACAGCAAAAAAAGGAACCCTGTCTCCACCAATAAAACTAGGCTCCTCCCACCGCTGTTTTGCCAATATGCCATTGTCCACTTGCAGCACCCGCCGCAATTCTCCCGGCTTCTCCGGTTGCCGCTTCTGCTTCTTCGCCCGGTTCTTCAGGATCCGCGCCCGTACCAGATCCAGGATCTCCCACGGCACCGGATTGATGTCAACAATCAGGCTCATCCCAGCGCTGCCAGTATCTGGAACGTTTTCGGCTGCCCCGACTGCAGTGTCTCTGGCGTCGGCAGTAAAACCACCCGGTCGGGATAGGTGCGGCTATCAACCTGCAACACAATCGCGTCGTAGGTGATCCCGCTACCGGTCGGGGTTAGCGGCATGGTGGCAAACGCTGGCAACTCGTACCTCGCGTTGCCAGAGTTGAACGTGCCGGTACCGATCGTGCCCGTTACCTCCGCGTATCCATTGCCTGCCGCAAGCTTCACTGCATCCCAGGCACTGATAAGGCTGGCCTGGGTTAGCACCGTGCCGCCACGCAGCGCCAGAAACATCCTGAAGGTCTTGCCTTCGTAGGTGAGCTGAGCCTGCTTGGCCAGCGCATCAGGTGAGATCAAAACGTCCATAGGTGCCCCCGCTTACCGGAGCTTTCCACCCCCATCAAGCCGGGGCCGGTAGCGGGATCTCCCAGGTTCTGGCGGCCCATGTCATCGTGCTGGCGCTGCTTGCCAGATCAACGCCGTTGTCTACGCAGCACACCAGCTCGTCAACTGAAGACGCCCCGCCGCGCGAGCGGTAGACCACCAGTCTACGCGCCGTGATCGTGCTAGCCGGCCAGATCGCAGCGCTGGTCGTGACCGTTAGCTTTGGAGGTGTTGAAGCGGTGTCAAGGGTCGCGGTCAAGGTTACGGTGACGCCCCCGGCGGTGTAACCGGTGCCCGTTACCTCATTGGTGACGTTGCTGCGTTTGGTGTGGGCATTGCGGTCTTCGGTGTAACCCGAAGTAGTCAGCATCGCCTTGTATGTATGCGTGGTGTTGCAGTTCCCGCTCAAAACGTCTAGCGGGAAACTGCTGAAAACGATTGAGGCCATGACTACCGGGTCAGTTCGCCTTAGCTTTCCCGGTCCCTAGCCGTTTGAGTATGGCGCGGTGGGGGGAGTGAAGCTGGCAGTATGCAGGCATTCGCTAAGAATTATTACTTCATCCATATTCCCAAAGATTTGATTAGAGTTGCCAGCGTACCCAGCACCTATAGTATTTATTGATATGCTACCTGAGAATGTTACGGTTGCAAGCAGGTTCCCGTTAATGAACAATCTCACAGTTGTTCCTTGCCTTGTTAGCTCGTAATGATTGAAAACTTCAGAAGTTAGGCCGGAAAGGTAGTTGTTGAAGCGATCCCATAGGTAAGCATTGCTGTAGACGATAAGGTTTCCGGTTATTCCATCTTCGTTTAACCTAAATACTTGATTATTGTCCAAAATTGAATCAAACCCAAACAGCGCCTGGTCAAGCGTTATACTGTTAGCACTAAACCAAGTCGCTATCGTAAAGTCTCCAGAAAGCGTGATGGCCGGCGAGAATCTTAAGTAACCATTGACTTCCCCGCGAAGGCTTGCGGTGCCAAACTTTTTAACGTTTGTCCTTGTTACTACTGACCCGATACGCGTAATTGTTCTGGCGTATGAGCTTGAATCAGTAAAGACTGTGCCATTATCAGCCCCATCCATGTGCAGTAATAGAAGAACACTTCTGCCATCACTTCTTGCCCCCGGAGTAAATGTCGTAGCAGGTGTCACCCACTGCACGCCAGGGTTGGACCCAACCCCGTCCGTTCTTGCCCCCGGCGTGAACGTGGTAGCCGGTGTCACCCATGCCACCCCTGGGTTGGGTCCATTGTTCGCTCCGCCCGGCGTGAACGTAGTAGCAGGTGTCACCCATGCCACGCCTTCGTTATACCCCTGGCCGTCGCTCCGCGCTCCAGGCTCAAACGTGGTGACATTCGTGACCCAGGCAACGCCGGGATTCTCGGCAACGGTAAAGGCTTGCAGCGTCCCGTAATTCATCGTTACGCTCACCAACGAAAGCGTCTGCGGCGTCATGTCATAGTCCGCCGTCAGCAGCCAGCTCAGCGATCGGCTCACGCTCTCACGTCGGACCGTTTCCGCCACCGAACCCACTACAGCAGCCTTGGTAACCGCCGCCGCATACACGTCACTCCCTGCGCCCGCAGTCCCCAGGCTGCTCCAGATGTTGCCTGGTGCCGCAGGGTTAAACCCTACCGGCGCCGTGATCGTGTTTGCCAGGGCTGGGGTGCTGTTCACCGCTGGGGTCAGGGTTGACAGGTTGGTGGCTGGCACCGCCATGGGGAACCAATCAGCCCCGCTGCCTCCGGCCACCAGCCCTGCACCGCCGTCGAGCATGGCGTCACAGCCGGCAACCAGCCCCTGTGCATCAAACGCATAGGTGATCCCATTGGCGCGGAACTTGCCAATGGTTCCCGATGCCTCAATGAAGATCCCCGCCAGCGGCTCGCTAGGGATATTGCGAAACTCGGTGGTGATGGACTTGCCATTGGCCATCCCCGACAGGATCGCATGCACCACCTTGCCGTAGGTGTAGGCCGCAGCGCTGCTGGCACCATTGACAAACGTCATGCCGGTGTCATTGTCCCCGGCGCCATTAGCGGGCCTGAGGTAGCTGTCTGGGGCGTACTGCATGTCGTACTTGCCCGTGCTGCTAGCTTCGCCCTGGCCAAACTGCAACGTTACTAATTGAGGTACTGCCTCGCCCCTTGGGTCTGTTTTTTCTAGGCTGCTGTTAGTTGTTATGTCGTTTTGAATGTTGTCTAGCTTGTTATTTTGCTCGTCAACTTCTTTAGGTGGGACTGGAATTTGCCCGCGTCCTCTATTGAATACAGTTTCGCTGCCGCTGCAGACTAGCGTACTCATCCGATTAAACAGCGCTATGGTGCTAGCAACCCTGGCGTTATCGTTGAGTCTGCTAGCTATTTTCATTGTTGCCGAAGCAATCGTTTTACCCGACGACGTTGCCCCCCACGCTTGGTAGACGGTGGTTTTTTGTAGCGTTACATCAGATGCCTTATTTTCTGTTTTATTAACTACAGTTTTTCTTACTAAGAATTTGTACTGGGCAATGTTGACACCGTTGTAGTTTTCAATAGCAAGCCCGCCCGCAAAGGCAATTAGTGGCTCGTATTCTTCTGTTACTTGCCGTGTTTCTACCGGGCCATCTTCTGTGATCTTGTAATATTTGGAAACCCTTGTCGCTTTGACTTGCAACGCTAGGGGGTTGTAATCACTACCGCCCTCTCGCTTTGATTTCCATTCAGTTGGATTTACGGCAGCGCTGCAGGTAGTTGTATCCGATGTTTGAAAAGAAAGTACGTCTTGCTTTTGAATCTTGCCGTCCTTGTCCTTGTAGCTAATTGTGCTGTAAAAGCTCTGGTTTACCGACTCAGAAACAAAGCTAACGGAATCTTGAAAAGTTACCTTGGTGTTGCCAACTGTGCGTTGGTATTCAATTTCATATGTCTGTACGGGGCTGATGGTCTTTTGGTATGTCCAGTTCCTTGCGTAGCCTGATCCACCCTGTGGCGCATTTTGATCGTCGGTATTCCAGGTAACCGATTTGTCATCCGGGTTCTTGGGCTTGTAATTTGGTGGTGCCTCGACCGCCGTGTACTCAACCAGGATCTCATCTGGTGCCGCAGGATCACCGATCGGCTCCATCGTGATCAGGTCACTCATCGCCAGCAGTGGCCCCGTACTGGCTGGAGCCAGCACCTGTCGCAACCGCAGCGTTTCCGCTGCATCAATGAAGCCGTACAGGCCCGCCTCCCCCAGGATCCTGCTGGCTACTTCCAAATAGCCATCAGATAGGTCGATGCTGTCCATCGCCTTAGCACCCGTGATGGCAGGGTTGCCGCCCGCCTGGGTGATTCCACAACGGGTTAGGCAGGTGGCCACCACGGTGCTCAGGTGGCAGATGTTTGGAGTGGATCCTGCTGCTGTTGGCTCAACCGGCGTCCATTGCGGGTTTTCGTCGGCATAGAAAATCTCCGCCTTCACTAGGTCCCACTTCAGAGCCAGTAGGCACCCAACGGTCAGTGTGGTCTGGTTTTCGATCGGGTCGCTCTCCGCCTTAATCACCCGCAGTCGCCTGGGGAAACGTGTCAGGGTGCCCCCCGGCAGCCGTACCCCCAAGGTGATCTCGGTGCCCTTGGCTGGCTGGACGAGGCCGCTGATCACCACCTCCCCTTGCGTGCGCAGAAGTCCCACCCCAGGCTGCAGGGGATCGTCGGATAGCTGCCCACTAATCACAGGCCCCAGGTTGGTGAATACCTGGGCGCGAACATCGATGACCCCGGCAGGCATCAGGCAGTCCTCCGCTTGAGCTTCACGGTCACGATGTAGCGCTCGATCACCGCACCGCCGCTGACAATCTGGTCGCGCTCTAGTCCCATCTCACCCACGGGCCAGAAGTCGGTAGCTCCAGGACGTGCGGCGATAGTGGACGTGAACCACGCCTTTAGCGCAGTCCAGCCGGCGGAATTGGTGACCCCCCGGACGGTCCGCACCTCAGAGGCCACCAGGGGGCCCCGTGCCACGAACCCCCCGGTACTGGTGGGCTCCAGTGATGGGCCATCCTCGAAGCCCTCGGGTTGATCAAGCAGCGCCAGGGTGGTGCTCCCCAGGGTAATAGTGCCGTAGGCGGGCAGGAACGCATCACCCCCCAATCGAGCTTTCTCGTTCTGGCGAAGCACCACCGCCAACTGCTGCGCCGCGTCGATCAGGGTGAAATTGACCTTGACCCATGCCCCAGTCGTCTCGCCCGCTGGGGCCCCGGTGAACCAACACCCCAGGCCAGTGACGCTCCGGCCATGGGCGGCACAGGTGAGGGACACGGTGGCCCCTACCGCTCGACTGGCCAGGGTGGGTGCTTCCAGGATCTTGGCCGACTGCCAGGCGTCAAAAATGCTGCAGCACGTCACCCACTGCGCCGGCGTGCAGAGCCCCGCCACGGTGAAGCGCCGCGCCGTCAGTCCCTGCTCAGTTTCCGCTTCGGCATAACCGATCGGCTGCGCCTGCAGGTAGCGCAGGGTCAGGGTCGATGCGCCATAGCTGAGCTGGATGCTCACCAGGACACCCTCAACGAATCCGCTGCATCGTCTTCTGCAGCTTCAACGCGGACCCGTCCCCTGGAACCCCTACCGATACGTTCCATGCTTTGCGCCGCAGCTCAGCCACCTCCTGACTCAGGTTTCCAACCGCCGCCGCCAGATGGGCCATTGCCGGATCGGATCCCACCCGCATCACGCCAGCGCCACCACCCAGGGCCCCGGATTCCTTCAGTCGGCTGGTCACGGCAGCGGGGATCACGGTGCCTTTTGATGGCGCCATCCAGAGGCTGTTTGCGGGTCGGTTGATCAAGCTCAGCGCCCCCGATGCCGACAGGAAGGCTTCCTGCCCCAGGCTCATCCCGCTCGGGCCGTCATTGATGCGGTAGGTCTGGCCGGCGTCCACCGGGCCACCGGTGAACCGTGCAGGGGGTAGGCCGGCGGCGCCTTTCAATGAGTTATAGAACGACCGGGCCGAGTCAGCGGCGTTGTTCATGTTAGTCGCCATTCCCGCGGTCTGGGTCCTGGCTGAGTTAGCAGCAGAAGAAGTTTCGCTCATAAGTTCATCAAGCTCAGCGCCTTTATCTCGGGCTTTAGAAAACTGATCAACATAGCCCTTGACTTTTTGGAACGTGCCATCCGCAGCCTGCTCTAGTCCTACGCCAGCGGCTTGCGCTTTAATGCTATTGCGAGCGGCTTCATCATTAGCGTCGGCAATTTTCTGCGTTATTGGCTCAATTTGAGATACAGTTTGCAGCTTGCTTTGAGCAGTGGTTAAATCAAGCCTGGCGATTTCCAAATTTTTCTCAGCCGTTGCCGTGCCAACAGCGTCTCCTGCCAGCCGGGAACCCTCAACGGCCAATGCGGCTTTTTCTACGTTTATTTTTGCTGCGCTCACCGCTTGCTCTGCTTCTACCCTTGCTTGCTGTTGCTGCAGACTAAGCAGATTAGCCTGTAATTCTTGTTGTTTTAACAATGCTTGATACTTAAAGTTAATGGCTGCAATTTCAATTTCAAAATTCTTACGCCTAACACTTGCAAGTTGCTGCTCACTTGCCCCCGTGTTTTGCAATACTTGAAGTTCGTAGTTTTGGCGACTACGAATAATGCCGAACCGTGATTCTTCTAGTCCAACCAGCGCCTGACCCAGGTTGATGCCAGCCTGGCTTACTTTTACCTGCCCATCAAGTTGAGTTTTTACAAGGTTGCCGTAAGCCTCCTGAAGTTTTTGTGCATTTTGGACAGCAACCTGATCTTCTAAGTTTTGGCTTCGCTTGTTGCCGAGAATTTCCGCTGCAGTTGCCTCTAGTTGTTTTTGCTTTGCATTAATTTGCGCTTGCGTTTGGTCCTGCTTGCCAAGTTCAGTGGTTAATTCCTTGTTGCCGCTGAGCAGCTTATCAAGGCCAGGTATTTTTGAAAGCTCGGAAACCCCCCGGAACGGGTCTAGCAGTTTTTGCAAATCGTTGCCGATGGGCGTTGCTAATGCTTTGCTGATGTTTGAGCCTGCTGCCTCCGCTAACTTTGCTGTAATAGATATAGCTTTAGCAAGGTCTGAAAATCGCTGTGATGCGCCAGGAAGTGCTGTATTGACAGTTCCGGCAAGGTTCTTGGTGGCATTGACAAGTTGGTTAAATCCACCGGCTATCGTTTCCGTTGCAATCTTGCTAGCTTCGGCAGCTTGCCCGCTTTTGTTATTTTGATTGTCTAGCTGCTCATTATACGTCTTGAGTTGGTCGTTAAGCAGTGGTTGTATCGCAGTTTGTGCTTCAACTGAACCTAGCAAGATGGCGATTTTATCGGCCGCCCCTCCAGTTTTGGCCTGAACGTCTGCAAGGAAACTGCCAAAGCCTTTGGCCTGCAGGGATGCCAGGTCAAAGCTAAGGCCTAGGCTTTTTGCCAGGGTCTTGGCCTCCTCGCTTGGCTTGAGGATTGAGGTAATCGCCTGGCGCACACCGGTAAATGTCTGCTCAACCGGGACACCTTTTAGGGTTGCTGTTGAGATCGCAGCGCTTAGTTCCTTAAAAGGTATCCCAGCGGCTGCGGCAATAGATGCAACATTCCCTATATTGTCACTTAATTGCCTAACAGTAATGACACCATCGTTTTGAGTTTGCACAAGGGTATCAACAATTCCCTGAGCGTCTTTTGAGGTCAAGCCATAGGCATTGATAATGCCTGAAACCGTTTTTGTAACATCGCCAAGCTCGGCAAATCCCCCCGTTGCACCTAGTACAGATGCCTTGAGAATATCAACGACTTCCGTTGTATCACTAAATCCACTTGAAACAATATCGTAAGATGATTTTAGAAGTTCACCTTGGCTTACGTTGTTACCCAGCTCGCTTGAAAGGTCAAGCAATGCCGAGCTTAATTCTTTAGAATTTGACCCCAGCGTGCGAACCGCTGCACCTGCATTGTCAAGCTCAAGAACAGCTTTGCCGACAAATGTAATCGCTTCATAAAGTCCCAGGAAGGCGGTTGCCTGCAGCGCAACACCTTTCACCGCCGCGCCAAAGGTGTTCATCGCCGTAGTGCCACCTGCCAAGGCGCTGTCTACTTGCCGCTGTGTTTGCGCGATTTCCCGCTGTGCAGCCGCAAATTCCTTAGACCCGATAGTTGCTTTCTCCAGGGTCTGGTTCAGCTCATTCAGCCGGCCACGCAGCCCGGTGATCGTCTGGTCGCTGCCGGCGAATCCTTGCTTAAACTGCTCCCCAGCCTGCTTGCCTTGCTGTCCGATCTGCCGCGAGGCATCGAGTACCCCCTTGACATCGGCCGTTACCTTGACAACCCACTCGTTTGCCATGTCAGCTTCCTGGGGTGACGACGTGCTGGGTGGGGTTGGTCCAGCTCAGGGCGTACTGATCGAGCACCCCAATACCACGGCCTGGGGGATCGCCACCGATCGGCACCGCACGGCAGCCGGGGAGCAGGGCAATGATCCGCTGCGTGAGCAACTGCAGGGCCGTCATCCCGCCAGCCGGCGACCATTCGGACACGTAGATCCGGAACTGCGGGCTGAGCGCCGTTTCGCCCGTGGCGAAGGCTTCGGTGGCGTAGTCGGGGTTGGCGAGGATCACCA